AACGCGTACGACTTTTGGGAGACGCTGATGAGCAGCGCATTGATGTACGGCTGCGGCTACGCCATCATTGAGCGCAACACACGAGGTTATGCAGAGCGCCTTGTTCCCGTAAGCTATTATGACGTGGACGTGAAGGAAGTGGACGGCGAGCGCGTGTTTGTCATTCGCGACTACGGCGCCGTGACGCAGGACAACATGCTGGAAATTTCTTGCATGAACAAAATGTCGCCAATACGCTTGCACCGCGAAAACATGGGCCTGGCCAAGGCGGCGCAGGACTTTGGCAGCGAATACTTTGGGCAGAAGGGACAAATGACGGGCGTGCTGGCATCAGATCAGCCACTGCGCAAGGAGCAGATGGACGTCATCCAAAACAGCTGGAACCAGAGCGCAATGAACGCGGGCACCAAGCTGCTGCCGTTTGGTTTCAAATACCAGCGCATCACAATTACTCCAGACGAAGCGCAGTTTATTGAGACGCGAAAGTTTCAGGCTGAGGAGATTTGCCGCATATACAGCGTACCTACGTCGCTGGTGCAACTGCCGTCACAGACGACCTTTAACAACGTGGAGCAGCAGAACCTGCAGTTTGCACGTCACACAATTGCACCGTGGGCCAAGCGCATTGAACAGGAGATTGACCGCAAATTGATTCAGAGCTTTGAGCGCCCACAGGTGTACGCCAAGTTCAACATGAACGACCTGTACCGTGGCGACCTTGCAGCTCGCACCAACTTCTATCAGCAAATGCTGCAGAGCGGTGTGATGAGCATTAACGAGGTGCGGGCCAAAGAGCAGATGAACCCAGTGGAGGGCGGCGACGTGCACACAGTGCAAATCAATCAAATCGCGTTGGACCGCCTTGGCGAGTACAGCGACAAAGTTTCAAACGATGGAGGACAACCAACAGTATAAAGACGCTGAGAAGCGGACGATGGGCACCATTGAGGTGCGCGAAGCCGACAGCGACGACATGGTGCTGGAAGGTTACGCCGCTGTGTTTAACAGCGAGACGGACCTTGGGCACTTCCGTGAGGTAATTAAGCCTGGCGCATTTGACGACGTGATGACCAACGACGTGCGCGCGCTGATTAACCACGACCCGAATTTGATTCTCGGACGTACCGAGAACGGCACACTGGAGTTGAGCACAGACGAGCGCGGTCTGAAGTACCGCGTAAAGCTGGGCAACCAACAGTATGCAAAAGACTTCTACGAGAGCGTAAAACGCGGTGACATCAGCCAGAGTAGCTTTGCATTTACAATCAAAGACCAGAGCTGGAACGAAGAGCGCACCGTGCGCAGCGTAGATAAGGTGCGGCAGTTGTTGGACGTGTCACCAGTGACCTATCCAGCATACGCAGCCGCCACGGTGCAGGCGCGTGACCAACAGCTTGAGCTTGACGACGCTATCGCGGAAGCGGTGGCTGATACAGATACAACTACAAACGAACCACAAATTCAAGAACTTATGAATCTCAACGAGATGAAGGCAGTGCGCGCTAAGCACGCGGACCGCTTTGAAGAGTTGGTGAACGTCGCAGAAACTGAAAACCGCGACTGGACCAACAACGAACAAGAAGAAGCCGACCTCTGCAAGCGCGAGGTTGAGCGCCTTGACGGCAAGATTGAGCGCCGCCAGGCTCACGAAGACATGATCGCACGTCAGGCCCAGATGGGCGGAGCGTCCGTGTCCGAGGCCAAGGAAATTAACAAAATCAACCGCTCTTTCAGCCTGAGCCGTGCTGTGCAAGCTGCCAGCTTTGGCAAGGCACTCGAAGGCGCAGAAGCTGAGTGGCAGCAAGAAGCGGCCAAGGAGTACCAGATGCGCGGCTTGCAGATGAGCGGCCAAATCGGTATCCCTGCCTCAGCATTGTTTCGTGCTGGTGCTGCCGACGACTTTCAGGCTGGCAGCGGTGACGGCTCTGGCTTTGTTGCTACTTCTGTTCCTGGCGTGATTGACGCCTTGCGCACTCCAACTATGGCTGAGCGCGTCGGTGTTACCACCATCAATAACGCTACTGGCAACTTGAAGTTCCCACGCGTTTCTGCTAAGGCCGCAGGTACTGAAGAAACAGAAGTTTCTGCTGATGCTGCATCTGGCTTGGAGCTGGACGAGGTGACACTTTCGCCAATTCGCGTGGCTGCCAACACCAAGTACAGCAAGCAGTTGATTCTGCAGGGCGGTGCTCAGGTGGACGCTATGATTTCACGCGAGCTGGCTGCTGGCATTAACGAAACCATCGACAAGGCTGTGTTTGCTAAGGCTGCCGCTGGTGCTGGCACCATTGTTGACAAGGCCGACGCTGCTTTGGCTTCAGCTGACGTGTACGCTATGCAAAAGGCCGTCTTGGCTGCTGGTGGCGACCTCGCACGTTGCGCCTTTGTTGGCTCACCTTCTGCAATGGAGATTGTCAAGGGTGAGGCTGCTGTGGCTTCTGTGAGCGCTTTGGTTAACAACAACAGCATCGACGGATACAACACTAACTTCACACCTAACCTGGTTGACGCTGACACTGGCGGCGCTGGATTGGGCGCGTTGTTGTTTGGTGACTTTAGCTTGGGCATGGTCCTCGCGTTCTTTGGTGGCATCGACCTCTTGGTTGATCCATACAGCAACGCAGGCACGGCTCAGATTGCTTTGCACGTGAACAAGTTCTACGACGTGGAAGTGCGCCAGGCTGGCGCATTGGCCTACACCAAGGACTTCGCATAAGATTGACTAACACGGGAAGCCTGGCAATTGGGCTGGGCTTCCTTTTTTTCACATTACCATGCACGTAGTACGTCCAGCACACACATCAGGAGTTGACGTCGTCACATTGGCGGACGCTAAAGAGTTTCTGCGCGTCGACTCAAGCGACGAGGACACTACAATCACGGCGTTATTGGACGCGGCAGTGGCATGGGTTGAGGACTACTGCAACCGCAGCTTTACAGCAGGCGGCTCTGCAGTGTTTCACGTTGAACGGTGGCGCAACGCAGCGCTGGCTTACGGGCCAGTAACCGCCATCACACACGTCAAGTACGACGATACGTCAGGCGCAGAGCAGACGCTGAGCACTGACAAGTACTACATTGGCGCCGCTACAGACGGCAGCATGATGATCTACTTCCACGACACGCCAGACCTGGAGACGTACAACGCGCACCCTGTACGCGTGACGGCTGCGGTGGGCGTCGAGGAATCGGCCAACGTCAAGCACGCGGTGAAGATGCTGGTGGCGCACTGGTACGAAAACAGGCGCGCAGTAGTGACGGGCACGACGCCCGTACAGGTACCTATAGCAGTCGAGTCGCTGCTAAGTGTTGAACGCATTATCGACCACAGGCAGTGAACATTGGCTTCTTAGATAGACGCATCGTAATCCAGAGCGCCTCGCGCACTGCGGACGCGTACGGCCAGACTGTGCCGTCATGGTCTACCTATGCTACGGTGTGGGCCGCCTTGGACAACAAGGCTGCCAGCAGCGCGGTGCTGCAGGAGCAGGAGACCAGCACCAACCGCGTGACGTGGCGCGTGCGCAGCAGCACAGAGACGCGCGCTGTGACGCCTAAGTATCGCATCAGCTACGGCGGCGACATCTATAACATCTTGGCTGTGCAGGAGATTGGCCGCAAAAGCGAGCTGCACTTTATTACTGAACGCGTAGTTTCTGAGTGATGGCGGCGATTAAGATAGACGGCATGAAGGAGCTTGAGCGCAAGATTGAGCGCCTGGCCAAGTGGAGCCAGAAGGACGCACAGAAGCTGCGTGCCATCGACGAGCGCGTGGCTGAGGTGTACAACGTCGCGCTGCGTGCCAACATCAAGGACGCTAAAGACAACATTTACGTCTACAAGAAAGGCACAGGCCCAGGACGCAACCAGGGCAGCAAAGACGGCGAGCGCAAGAACGTGCGCACCATGACGCGGCCAGGCACACTGCGGCGCAGCATCAAGACATTTAGACGCAGCAACAAGGCGATCACGCTGGCAGGTCCAAAGACGAGCCGCAAAGGTGGCAGCTTGAAGCGCAACAGGCAAAACGGCTGGTTTGCAAGCATCGTCGAGAACGGCAGCGGCTTTGGCCCATCACGTAACCAAGGCTTGTTTTCACGCACACAGAAGGCCACACGCAACCGCATGCAGCAGCTGCGCAACCGCTTGCTGCGTCAAGAGTTTGAACGCTTTATGAAATGAAGGTAGGAGCAGCCATATACAGCATGCTAAAGGACGATAGCGCAGTGTCTGCGTTGGTCGGCACGCGCATCTACCCTGAGCTGGCAGAGGAAGGCGCTGCGACGCCCTACGTCGTTTACAGCGTTGTGAGCAACACGCCTGTTGACACCAAGGACAGCGCGCCAGTAGACGAGGCGCAGCTGGAGGTCTTTAGCGTGGCCGACACCTACGCAGCAGCCAACGACCTTGCAGACAAGGTGCGCGCGGCATTGTCGCGGCAGGAAAAGGTAGTGTACGACACGGTGACGGTGCAGTCAATTAAGTACACCAACGAGGTAACGGAGGTGAGCGCTGAGCGCGACCTGTTTATTAGCGTACAGGACTACACAGCGCGCACTGTTGGCGTTATTGCACGGCCTGACTTCTTGTTTGACAGCTACCCTGGCGCCCTGTTTGCATATAGCCTGCGACAGTTGAACGGCGATTATACAGGTGCAGCTATACGGGTGCAGCGCGAATCAGACGACACCTACAAAGACATTGGCTTTGACGCCTACGGCAGTTTGGACTTGCATGCATTGCGCAACTTCTGCGCAGGCACCAACGGCAGAATTTTGCGCTGGTTTGACCAGAGCGGCAACGGTTACGACGCTGAGCAGTCCACAGAGGATTTGCAGCCCGATATAGTAACCAACGGTGTTGTTACTACAGAAAACAGCAAGCCAGCATTGGACTGGGTGAATGACGCTTTAACGGTGTCTAGTTTGTCGCATGCTGCTGCTAATTATAGCTTGTTTGCTGTATCGCGCAACACTCAAAATAATCGACGACTGTTTGACAGCAACACGGCCACGATTATAGACAGTCGCACAGCAAGTCACGGTGTGTACTACAACAATGGCTGGCACGGCACGGCTTTTTCTCACACGACACAAGCGTTGACGTCTGTGCATTTGGTGTCGCCTTCCAGCGGAGCGAGCTACTTAAATGGCACAGCAACCAATACAGACTTGACGTACACGCAGCGCGCCCTTAGTGGTGTGACACGCGTTGGTGCAAAAGCTACAACAGATTCCAATCATTGGGACGGCACAATGCAGGAACTAGTGCTGTATGCTTCAGACCAAACCGCCAACCGCACGGGCATCGAGTCGAACATGAACACATACTACAACATCTACTGATGAACGAATTTTTACTTAACAACTGGGGCGAGCTAGTCATCGCCCTCATGGCATTTGTGAAGGTTGTGGTTAACCTCACACCCACAGAAAAAGACAACCAGATATTTGGATATCTGGACAGTCTGATTAATATGATTATTGCAGATCGCATCAAACCCAACAACAAGAAATAATGGCAGCAACAGCAGGAATTATGAACGGCTCCCAATTGCGGGTGTCGTTTGCAGACGACGGGTCGTCACCAGTATTGGTTGACCACCTCACAGACTTGTCCGTGTCTTTCAGCACTGAGACACGCGACACCACAACAAAGAACAACGGCGGCTACCGTGCAATTTTGCCAGGCCTAAAAACGTTGTCAGTAAATTTTACGGCTTTTTACGCAGCTGACGCCACCAACGGCTACGAAGAACTTTTTGCAGACATGGAGGCAGGCACTAAGCTTGACGTCAAAATTGCGTCACACGCGCAGTCTGACAACTCTGAGATTACTGACGACATGGACATTGCGTTTGAGGCCTACTGCACAAGCTTGGAGCTGAGCGCAGGTACTGAGGACAACGCGTCTTACACCGCCACCTTCGAGTGCGTCACTGATCCAACATTTGTAGCTAGCGCATGACGATTAACCTAGACGGACGGACATTCCCAGTCAAGGCTAACATGCGCGCATGGCGCAGCTTCGAGCAAGCGACTGGACACAAGGTGGCCAACCTAGACAGCGAGGACGTCACTTTAATGCCTGAGCTGCTATACTACTTTGTGCAGGAAGGCTGCAAGAAGCAGGGTATGTCATTTGACATGGAAGTGGACGACTTTCTGGGACTGATTGACGTGCAAGATTTGACTGATGTTGTCGAGGTGATCGAAGCTTCCATGACTCCACAAAAAAAAACGGAGAGCAAGGAGACGACACACCACTTGAATGGGACGAAATAGAAGAGCTTGGGCTGGGGCTGTTAGGCCTCAGTCCTTGCCTTCTGTATGACCTCACATTTAGGGAGTTTGGCAACGCGGTGCGCGGTCGCTACAAAGCTCAGGAGGCGCAGCAACGCGTGGACTGGGAACGTACGCGATGGCAAACCGCGTTACTGCTAAACGTACACACTAAGAAAGGAAGCAACGTAAGGCCCAAAGACCTTGCAGTGTTTCCCTGGGAAGAGAAGCCAAAGACTGGGATTCACACTGGCTGGGCACAGCTGAAAGCAATAGCAAAGAAAAATGGCGAAACTAGGCGACCTCGTAGTTAGGATAGGAGCTGACACTAAAGACCTCAACAAGTCGTTGGGCCGCGTGCAGCGCAACATGCGCAGCATGACAGGCAACGTACAACAGCTTGGGCAAAACATGACGCGCAGCCTGACGCTACCATTGGCAGCATTTGGCGCAGCAGCAGTCAAGAGCGCAGCAGACCTTGAGACGCTCGAGACTTCGTTCGTTAGCTTGACTGGCGGCGTTGAGCAGGCCGGCGCCATGGTTAAACAATTGAACGAATTTACGGCAACGACGCCGTTTCAATTGGAGGAGGTCGCAAAGTCGGCGCGTCAATTGATTGCGTCCGGCACCAAGATTGAAGACGTCAATGAACAATTGCGTTTCTTGGGCGACATTGCCGCAACAAGCGGATCAAGCATTGACGAAATCGCGGCAATTTTTGCCAAGGTTAAGGCCAAAGGCAAGGTTGAGCTTGAAAACTTGAATCAACTTGCCGAGCGCGGGATTCCGATTTTTACCGCGTTGTCGGAGGCCACCGGACTACCGGCCGACAAGTTAGGCGCCGGGGCGGTGAGCGTCGAAGAATTTAACCGCGTGTTGAAGTCGTTTTCGGAGGAAGGCGGTTTTGCCGCCGGGTCAATGGAACGTCTTTCGCAAACGGCCGCCGGCAAGTTCTCGACCGCATTGGACAATGCAAAATTTGCCGCCGCCGATTTGGGCGACGTGTTGTTGCCGGTTGCAACTGACGCGCTCGACAAAATCATTGACCTTGCGAAGGGCTTTTTGTCAATGAACGACAACGCAAAAACCGCAATTGTCCGGTTTGGTGGTCTTGCCGCCGCAGTTGGCCCAGTGTTGGCGTTCTTGCCGCAAATCATTACGCAAGTGCGGACGTTGGGCGTTGTATTAGCGGCCAACCCAATTTTGGCGGCGGCCGGTGTCATTGCCGCCATTGGTTTTGCATTAGGCGACATGAAAACCGAGGCGGAAGATGCCACAACAAGCATCGAAGACTTGCGTGATTCGTTCTCGGAATTGACCGAAGACAGTCGCGAAGAAAGACGGCAAGAAGCCGTCGACATGATCAAACAACTGCAGTTGTACGATAAGGTCGCGCAGAAATTCCGCGACACCGAACAAGCGGTGAAAGACAT